TGCAAATCGATTAAGGCTCAATGCTGGTGATTGGAATTGGTGCCCAGATCAAAAAGGTACACCTCGTCAATTTGAATGTTCAAAATTGATCACAGCTGATCAGGTAATTGAAAAGTTAAAGACAATTCTAATATAGATAATTCTATATGATATTAAACGCTAGACAAAATTCATTTTTAGTAAACCTACCAATGGACTTCTTTAATAGTGTTGTGCAACAAAAGTACAACAAATATTATAGAAGTCTATTATTGCCATATAAGTCATTATCTGATTTTATGGCATCAACTATACAAAGTGTGAATTTTCCAGGATTTTCTTCAACTTTGCCAACTCAAACCCGAACACTTGGAAAGATTCAAGAATTACAGAGTGCAAAACCAATAGCTGATCAATTTACTAGAGAACTTAAATTGACTTTTAAATTAACTGATGCATACCTAAACTATTTTATATTTTTAGATAATGCCCTAAATTATTTAGAACCAGCAAATGTTAATCCAGACAATCTTGGCAATAATTCATTAGGTCAAGCCTTATCGGTAAATCCAATTTCAAATGTAAATCATCCGTTCTTTCATCCAATCCGATTAACTCTCTTAAATAATGAAGGTTATGCAGTATCGTCTATTGTGTTTAACAGACCAATGCTAAAGTCATTAAGCGAAATGAATCTATCGTATTCATCAATAACTCCGCAGTTTACAACGTTCACTGCCACTTTCCAATATTATAATTTTGACTTGGAATTAGATTTTGATTAATTATGCAAGGTTATGCATTTTGATCAACGAATCCAAAACAAACTGTACAATAATATTCTGAAACAGTATAGACGAAACTTACAATTTGTACGGTACCGTCTATTCGAATAATATTAAATCCTTCTGTTCCAGTAAACTGAGTGTATTGAGTTCCATTAACTGCATTTTGATAGGTTGTAGCCTGTGAAAAAATTGGTGTAAATGGCGCAGATACTTGAACTGGTACAGATAAACTTCCATTACCAACACTAGCAAATGCAACTAGTGGATCGGTAACCGGTTGGCTAAATATTGCTGTAAATGTTCCAGCTGCTTGATTTAAAATTTGAATACCATTAAATGGTACTCCGTATTGTTCAGGAAAAGTATTTGCGGCGTACATACCGCTATGTTGTCCCATACCGCCTCCGCTTTGACTAATTGTAATACCTATTGAGTTTTGACCTACTCCTGATGCTGAACTTCCGGTAACCGAACCAATTGTCATCCATTGAAATCCTGAACTTCCAAAATTTGACCAATTATTCCAATACCCATTTGCGGTTAACCAGGTACTTGCAGCATTGCCGCTTATAAAAACTTGGCCACTTATGCTATTTGCAACTTCAATAAAACTGGCTTCGGTTAGTGAAGTTGACCTATTAAATCCAACTGCTGCAACTTCTTCACCTAAAAATTTAAAATTGCTTGGGGTTCCATATGCTGCGGTATTTTGTATTGTCATTGTACCTTCATATCCAGGACATAATACTGGATAAAAAGGCCCGCCAATAATCTCAATACCATAAGCATTAGTTGCTGGGTCGGCACTAGGGTTATTATTCCAAAGACCACCATTTACTCTAACCCACATACCATTAAGGTTACTATCAATCACCACATCAATAATATTATTATGCGTCCAAGGTTCTAAACCTGAGATGGTTTCAATACCGTTGTACCAAATGGTTCCATCACTACGATAACCCATACTAAAACCATCATTACCGGGATATCCACCATATGGATTACCTTGATAATTCATGAATTGATAACCAATACCAATAAAGTGAGAATTTGCTAGAACTCCTGGATTTGACAAACTAACCAGTACACTAAACATAATTTTGTCAGTAGATTTAATTTCATTAACCCCTAATACTGATTGTTGGTAACCAAATTGTTGATGAGCTATTTGAAGCGGTGATCCGCTTAAATTTATATCTGTTCCTTTATGCGTATTATCCAAATACAGGTAACTTGAGGCTGGCGTAGGTTGAGTATTATTTGGCACAGTATGCGCAATAACATAGCCCAGATCCTGATCTGGACCTTGCCACCATTGAACTCCACCTGGAGAAGTTGTATAATCTAGGTCGGCTACACTAATTGCTAAATCTCCAACTTGATCTGTTCCAGCAATTGGAGAACCTGGATTATATGAAAACGATTTTGATGTTGACATTTGTTTATTTTATTATTTTAAGTATTTGCACGGTTTTGATCAGCCCAAGTAGTCTTAGTTAATTTATCACCATTTGGCCCTTTACGATTAACTTCAAATCTTTCAATGACATTTGAACTCTTACGTTTAGAGGTTTTTTCAAAACTGGGAAAGTAAGTTTCTACATCAATTGACAAATTTATATTTAATTTATTATTGTCAGTCATTGAGAACTTATAGGACTTATCAACTGTTTCATTTGCTGGAAATTGAAATTGAGCAGGAATTCTGACTCCGTGATATTGAAAATACATTACCCGGTTTGAATAAAAAATATGTAGCATATTTTCAGCAATCTTAAATGCTTTATTTAAGTTATCACAAATAATTTTAATATCAAATTTAATTGACATTGGAAAAGAAAATAGCTGAGCTGAATAGCCAGTTAGGATATTTTCATCATTTTCTCCTCTTTCAGGTTCAGTAAAACTACCCCTAACAAACTTATTTGTAATATCAGACGGTTTAACTTGGAAGCTTGACAGAGTTACAATTCCTCTTGGAATAATATCATAGGTGCCTTCTGCGGCTGGAATGCGACAGTTATCCGGCAGTCCAATATAAAAATCCTTTAAGAAGCCTTCATCTGTTCCATAATTATAAAGAAACGGAACCTTAAAAGTTTCATTATGATCATTTCGTGCAATCGTAATCTCCATTTCTCCATTTAACAAATCAAGCAAGGCAATTGTTAAATTTCTTAGAAAAATATCGTCGGTGTTTAATGTTTTCATCTGGTTTATTTATTTATGCCCAGACTCAACTCTTAGAAAATAAAAAAAAGGTTAATTAGTTGGACTCTTCCTACCTAGGACATATCCGATTGTTAGATATGACTCAACTGCTGACTTGCTAACTTTTATTGCACCAATAGTTGGATGATAGACCCATTTTGTTCCAAATTGGCTATTGTTTTCTCCTAATTGACTAATTGAATTCGCTAGTCCTATTTTTGATTTAGTTTCAACATTATGAGATTTACCGGTCCAATCGTAAGTTTTTTGCCAGTTAAGATGAGTTCCAGCAGCTTTAGCGTCAGTATGATACTTAGTCATGCGCTCGCTAGCTAATCTTGATTTAGTAGGGTTGTTTGATAAACCGCCGGCTGCTGAACACTTGAGTTGATGTTCAATTGAAATAAACCCATGCCAGCCTTCTCCGCCCTTAACTAAATTCATGCACATAGGATCAGATAATAGTGATTCATTTACTAACTCTCTTTCTCGATTAGCTAGAGATTTTCTATCTGGTAAAAATTCAAGTATTTCCCTAGCGTGATTTTCTTTTCCGTGGTAATTTATAGAATGCCACAACTTTTTTCCACTACCTAAATATGAATCTTCTATTTTTGGAGTAGAATGCATGCCAATATAATAACGACCGGTTATTAAGCATGTTGTTTTGTAGATAAAGTGGTATTTATGTTTTGATTGAGCCATATTGCAAACAAGTCTTTGATTTTATTTATCTAAGACTTGTTTGCAAAAGGTTGTGGTGTGGAGATAGGCGGAATCGAACCGCCGTCCAAAAAACCTCTAATTAAACTTTCATTTACACGCTTAGTCCATTTTTCTAATTGGACGAAATATCTTATTCTTTAACGACTTAAAGCTAAAGTCAGTAACGGTTCGACTTGGCCGCTACGCCATGCTGGTTTTGCAACTTTGGTTAGTCAAGCAGTTGCCGCTTGGTTACTTATGCAGCTAAAAGCTCTTCAGTAACAGGAGTGTTAACGCCTTGGTTAACTAGGCTCCAGAAAGTAGTGTTGCCACTTATTGTTTGTAATACATTTTAACGAGTCTTAGCATCATCCTCGGCGTGCAAGCGTAACCGATAATCTTTGTCAAAACCGGTTATCCCCATATAATAGTTATTATACCTAATTATTTATACAGGTGGTCTCTTTCATAAACGTTTTACTCTGCTGATAAATAACCTAAAAGAAGCTACTCCTTAAATGGCAAACCTTACTAAACAAAATACCAGTCTAAGGCTCTTTACTAGTTTAAATATACGAGTTAGAGATATTCTTAGCGAAACTATACAGTTCTTACAAACAAAGTTTAAACAGAGTCGTTCTGTATTTACTGCAGCTTCTCCATTTGGGCAGCTATTAATTGTTGTAGAAAACTTAAGTCAACTTATTTTTTATTATATTGAAGACTCAATTACTGAACTAAATATAAATGAAGCAAGTCGAGTTTCATCAATCTATTCATTAGCTACTCTAGCTGGCCATAATCCAAGTAGAGCAATTGGCGCAACCGGTCAAATCCGAATTGTTAGAAAACCTAATATTACCCCACCTGCCACTAAAGTTGTGCTTAATAACCTATTTAGAGTTCGTTGTGAAAATAATGGACTTACCTATGCAATTGAACTTACGCAAGAAGAGGTTAGGCTTGCGCTAAGCGGTACTGAAACTACTGCAATTTTTAGTGTTCGTCAAGGTCAAATTGAATCCCAAACATTTACCGCAAAGGGAATTGCATTTGAAAGTTATCAAATGGGAGCTCCGAATAATTTCTATATTGATAATTTTATTGTTAATATTTATGTTAATGGCGAAAAATGGACTAAATATGAATCACTCTTAGATATTCCAAGAGGAGCAAAAGGATTTATTGCAAAAACTGGTATAACAAATGGATTAGACATCTATTTTGGTAATGGCTCGTTTGGTAAAATTCCAACCACCGGTTCAACCATTGTTGTTGAATACTTAAATACAGACGGCTCAGCTGGAAATGTTAAAGTTGATAATAATGCACAAGTATTATTTTCGTTTGTTGATACTGGATTTTCTCCAATTGGCGAAGAGATTATAATGAGCGACTATTTTGGAATTGTAACAGTAAGTGCTCCAAATTTCGGAGTAGACCCAGAGGATCCTACTTTAACCCGATTAATTGCACCTCGTGCATCAAAAAGCTTTGCGCTAGTTAATTTAGATAATTATGAAGTCTTATTGCAAAAAATGCAAATGTTTTCAACAATTAAAGTATTCCTAGATCAAGACACAACTGGAAATATCCTAGATTCTAGAATGATTAACTTATTCCTGGTACCGGATGTTACTCAAATGTTTAAAAATGGAACTGACTATTTTAATTTACCAATCAGCAATTTTAAGCTAACCAATTTTCAAAAGAATGAGTTAATGAAGTACGTTGAAAAATCTGGAACAAAAATGATTTCAACCGACTTGAAAATAGTTGATCCAAAAATTACCAGATACATTATTAACTTAAGTATCATTGCATTTGATGATGTTTCTCAAGATATTGTTAAATCAGATATTGCTGATGCGCTAGGTAAATATTTCATTAAATTAAAGAGACATGATCGGGTTCCAAAAAGTGATTTAATTGCAGTAGTTGAAGCAATTAATGGAGTTGACTCAGTTAGTATTAATATGCTAAGCGAGTTTAATGAACTTTATAAAACCGCAAATCCAACTAGTGAAACTCTAGTAGGACTTGATGATTTTAACGATATTATTATTGGACTAGACGAATTTCCGGTAGTACGTGGAGGTTGGACTGATTCTCAAGGTAATAAGTATGCAGAAGGATTATCTGAATCTGCACTAGGTGCACTAAATATTTCAATTAAAGCACAGGTTGCTCGTAAAAATACTGGAATTATATGATAAGAAACTCTCTTTACCAAACAGTGTATAATAGAAAAGACAGACGTCTTCATTTAGGTTATAAGTATAAAAATAACTTAATGAAACGTGTCCTTTCAAATCAAATGTTCGGCGCAAACCCAATATTAGATTCGTTTATTGCATATATTGAAGCTTACATATACGAGCATATTGAGGCAGTTAAACAAATTAAAATATTTGCAAATCCGGCACTAGATAAGAATGAAAATCGACTAAACTAATGTATGGCTGGACCAGTATTCTCAAAGGAAAAAAAGGCTCAAATTAAGGGCGAACTTGAATCACTATTGAGTAGCTACTCAGGTGGACCTAATCAGGAAGACGATAATATTGATGAGCAGCTTGCTGAAATTGCAGCAGCACCTCCATTGGATTTTATTGAAATGAATGCAGGTTTTGAAAAGCAGGCTAAAAATATTACCGACTCTCTTCTTTCGTTTTATGTTGATCTTGGCGTACTAGACAAGCATGAATATATTAAACAGAAACAGGTTCTTGATAACTCAAGTATTCAAAATATTTTCTTTCAATTAAAAACCATTCGAATGGCAATTGAAAAAATTGCTGAAGAAATTAATCAAGGCAATACTCATCCTAGACTATTTGAAGTATTTGGACAACTTCAAGATAAATTAACAGCGGTTGTAAAAACTCAAGCAAATTATATGTTATTTCTAGAAGATACCTATAAAAAGGTAAATCAAGACATATCACAAAAAGAATTAGGTGGAAGTGGAACCGGTCCACAAGCAAGAGCAATACCCCAAAGTTCAAGCGATTACTATATCACAGCCGGTACAAAAAATTTAATAAAAGAAATTGACGCTCTTGAAATAGAAGAAGATACCTCTGATTCAAGACACCTAACTCATCCAGGTCGAAAGGCTGAAGTTATGATAGAGAGAGGCGTATCAAATGTTATTATTACAGAAGATAGTGATATTGATTATATGGATGACGTTAATTCATTAATATGAAAGATTTTATAGCAAATAGTGGAAGCCGAACTCAGATGAAGCTTTCTGACCTTGATCAGGAGAATAGTGCGATTTGGACGACAGTTAAGGTACAACAATTACTTGATGATTTTGAAAATGGTGTGATTGATATTAAAACAATCAAAAATTCGCCATTTAAAGATAATGATCCAGTTTGGAAAAAGGCAAATATTGTATTTGAATATACACCAGAAGAGCTTGAAGAAATCCGAAAATGTAAATCTGATCCAGTTTATTTTGCCGGTAAATATGCTCAAGTAATGCAGGAGCAAGGTATTGAGCAAATTATCTTACGCGACTATCAAGAAGAAATTATCCGATCATTTAAGAATAATCGATTTAATTGCTTAATGGCAAGTCGTCAAATTGGAAAGACTGTAATGTCTGGCGTATTTATTGCCTGGTACTTAATATTCCATACTGATAAAAATGTCCTGGCGGTAGCGAATATTGCAACAACTACTAAAGAGGTATTAGATAAAATTAAATCAGTACTTGAAAATCTACCGTTCTTCCTAAAACCTGGCTGTATTTCAAATAACGTAATGTCAATGAAATTTGACAATGGCTGCCGATTAATTGGGCGTACTACAACTAAAAATACCGGTATTGGTTTTACAATTCACGTATTATACATTGACGAGTTTGCGCATATTAATCCATCTTATTTAGACTTTTTTTATCGAGCAATTTATCCTACTATTTCAGCATCAAAGAACTCAAAAATCATAATAACTTCAACTCCAAATGGCATGAATCGCTTTTATCAAATTTACATGGATGCAATGAATCATAATAATGAATACGTTCCATTAAGGGTAGATTGGTGGCAAGTCCCAGGTCGTGATGACGAATGGAAGCAATCAACCATTGCAAACTTAGGTTCAGAAGAAGATTTTAATCAGGAATATGGCCTACAATTCTTTTCATCGGATAAGTTGCTATTACCATCAAAGGATCTTAAGAAAATATTTAATTTACGCACATCATATATCACCCCAGAATGGGCTCAAAGCCCAGATCATTTAGTACTATTAGATGGCTTTACGGTTCACCCAAACCTTGCCAAATTAACACCAGATGATATTAAAAACGATGGTAATAACTATATTTTTGCAATTGATACAGCTGATGGATTAGGTAGAGATTATTCAGTAATTAATATTTTTAAATTAGCCGCTCTTCCTCTAAAAATGCTAGATCAAGTAAAAGACTTTATTAAAAATGAAGGTGATATTTTTACACTAGTGCAAGTTGCAACTTTTAGATCAAACAAAAAAGATATTAACGAATACTGTAATACTTTAGAACATTTGTTGTATAATATCTTTAATCCTGAAAAAGTTAAACTTTTAATTGAGCTTAACCACAAAGGCGAATGGGTAATGGATAAGCTAACACAAAATGAGGATTTTTGGCCAGGTCAAGTAATTCACTCAAAACATACAACCACTTCAATAAATTGGAAACCTGGATTAAAAATGACAGAGACCAATAAAACTAAATACTGCGAGCGATTTAAGTATTTAGCTGCAGTAAATAAAATTTTACCAAATGAACATAAAACAGTTCATGAACTTGGTGCATTTGGCCGATCAAGTAATGGTAATTACCGAAGCCAAAGCGGTAATGACGATTTAGCAATCACATGTGTTGAAACGGCGGCATTCTTTGAATCACCAAACTTTTGGGAATTAGTAAATGAAGAACTTGACAGATTACCAAAAGAGTATTTGTCAAAAGTATATTCATTATATTTAGGCGAATCGTATCTTGGAAATTCATCAGGATTTGATCACTCTGCACTAAGGGAATTAAATACAACCGCTGAGGTTAAAAAACCGGGTAAACTGGTTAATGTATTTGATGAAATGACGATAGATCAAATAAAAAGAACCCGTGACACCTTTTACGGAAATAATTCAAAGTCAGGCTATGAAACATGATGATTTTTTAAAATTCGACTATGGCACTAACAAAAAGCAAATTTTTGATATAGTAGTTGCCCAAATAGATGTAGCCCTTTCGGAAAAAAGGCCACATATCTATATTAAAAAATTAAAAATTGTTGATGAAGAATTAGATGTTATTGCGGAAAGTAAAGATTGGCCGGATTGCTTAACTAAAGCACTTGCCTTTTACAAGCAAATTGAAGATTATGAATCTTGTTCAAAATGCCAAAAAATATTGGATAAGATCAATACCAAACCTAAAACTAAAAAAAGAACCACTAAATCTAATGGCTGAAAGACCGCAATCAAAGAGAAAAACTCAATCTTTTAAACCTGAATTAACTGAAAAGGAGTTACGTCAAATTAGCTTAAAACCTTCACAGGCTGATTATTTACAAAAGATTATGTCCAGCGAAATAACTTTATGTTATGGGCCGGCTGGTACAAGTAAAACGTTTACTGCATGTCTAGCGGCACTAAAACTTTACCTAGGTGGAAAAATTAAAAAGATTATCCTATCTAAACCTATTCAGGAGTCTGGAGAGAAACTTGGATTTTTACCTGGAGAAATAAAAGATAAAATTGATCCATTTATGGAAAGTTATCGATCAAATTTGGTAAAATTATTAAATGATCCCAATAATGTTGGTTGGTTAGAAACTGCTGGAGTTATTGAATTTAGACCTCTTGCCTATATGAGAGGTGCTACCTTTGATAATTGTTTAATGATTTTAGATGAGGCACAAAATGCTGATTTTAAACAGTTAATGCTATTCATTACTAGGATGGGTAAAGATTCTAAGGTATTAATATGTGGAGATGTAAGCCAATATGATATAGCAAAGAGTAAAGTAGCTCTACCTGATTTTATTGAATTGCTTAGCGGAATCAATGGATTAAGTATTCATACCTTTAAAGACGAAGATATTGTGAGAAATAAAATACTAATCCAGATAACTGAAAGATATGATAAATGGAAATCTGCTAACCCAAACAAATACACCAACTAACCCGACTACATGAGCGCATACGATCTACTGAATAAGCAATTAAATGACGAAATGCAAAGTCTTGCTGAACTTATCAAAACCGGCAAATATAAAGAAAAAGATCGAAATCGGCTAGCCTCAATCATGTACCCAAAATTAAAATATTTTATTTGGAAATTTTTTAATGACGCAGATGAAACTGATGAGGTATTACACAATACCCTTTTTAAAATATTTAAAGGAATTGCATCGTATAGTGATAGTTATCGATTTACTACTTGGATTTATACAATTGCAAAAAATGAGGCATTACTTCATCAACATAAATTAAAGCAGCAATATGCAATAAGTTTAGATAATTTAACTAAACCATTAAATATACCAGATAATTCAGCAGAGACCTTTGAAAAGGAAGTATATTTTGATGATTTATATAATATGACTAAGTTTGAAATTAATGCCTTACCTGAATGTATTGAAAAGTCAATATTAATCGATAAAGAATTACATCATATGCGAGGTAATGAAATTGCTGAGAAATATGAAATGAATCTAAATACGGTTAAAACTAAAATCAGAAAAGCTCGTAAAATGTTAAAAGAGGCCGTGTTGACTAAAAATCCTCACATGGTTGATAAACTTGGAGAATATTTTTAATTATGAAACTACTTAACTATTTAAACCCAATTGATGCATTTAGCTCAGCTAAACTAATTGTAAAGGACATTAGCAATTATCTTTTTTACCGAAAGAAAATAACTGGACTGGAAGAGTCAGGTTTTATCAAAGGCTTTAAGATGCGAGCCGATTTACTAAAGCGAGTATACTATGTTATTAACCTTGAACCTGAAACGCTATTGGCAACTGGCGATTTAATTGATCTTGAAAAAAGTAGAGTATTTGATTCGGTTTCTAAGTTTCAAAATAAATTCGCAGATCTAAATCTTACTGAAATAGTGGATATTTCAACAAAACGAATTAAATCTGCTGATTATTATGCCTATTTGGTTTGGGTAAAGTGTAAATTCTTCTCGGAAAGGTCAGATTTTTTTAGAGTTATTGTATTTGGTGCTGCTTTATATTATGCAATTAGCACCGGGTTGTGGATTTATCACAATAATGCTGATGTGCAACTATGGATAACAAATAAACTAACTACCAAGTAAATAAATAACCAAAAAGATATTTTAACCATGAATTTTATTAAACTTCATTTTGAAAAATTTGTGTTGGCATTTATGCTAATTGTATTTCTTCAACAGTGTAATAATTCTAGTCGACTTTCTAAAATTGAAAAACAGGACAAAATTACAAATGCACAATTAGATTCACTGTGTACTACTAAAGAACTTAATAAGTACCTTGAAATTGAAGGATTAAAAGCTGAAAAGCGCATGATCCAATCTACTGATCGTAAAATCTTTGATGTTAATCGTCAATCTGAAATTGATTTACAAATTAAAAAATTAGAATCTTCTAAATAATGAGTAAAAAAGCCGTTAGTTATTTTATAATAGGCACGTTTGTTACGCTATATTTGCTGGTTTCAATAATTTCAACAATTCACGTTATTGACTTTTTTAGCCTGTCTAATCCTCAGTGGCTAGCAATAAGTTTAGCAATTGCGTTTGAGGTTGGAGCAGCAGCGTCACTTGCCTCACTTATTACCCTTGATAAAATGAATAAGGGTATTGTTTGGATGCTATTTCTTTTATTAACTGCAATGCAGGCAATGGGAAATATGTATTATGCGTATGTTCACTTAACCAATTTCCAAGGCTGGATAGAATTATTTGGCTTAGTCGAAGAAGAATTAATTTATCAAAAACGGGTTCTTTCTATTGTAAGTGGTGCAATTTTACCAATTGTTGCACTTGGATTTATTAAATCACTGGTTGACTATATTAAACCTGATAATAAAGTAGGCGAAATTATTAATCCTCAAATAACTGATGCAGTTACCCAAGTAGCTAAAGAAACTTCAGTTATTATATCTGAGCCAATAGTTGAAACTACAACTCAGCCAATTGAACCTTCTTATCTTTCTAAAATCAGTATTGAAATGCCGGATGTTAAACCTGCTGAAATTAATGAACCTAACTTAAATGAGGTTTCTAAAACAGCAGTTGATGTTCAAGAAATTGCGGCCGAACCTAAGGTAGATAATAATATACAAAGAGAACGCAAAATAGACAAAGAATTAGCTAGAGGCAGTAATCCTGGTTCTGGTAAAATAATGTTTAATGATCGCCCTTAAAAAAGTCTACTATGAATGGCATATATTAATTTTCAAGATGATCCAATTGCAAAAAGATTTAATAATTCTTTTGCAAATCTGTGTGCAGGTGACCCAACTAAAAAGGTCTTAAAATTATTAGACAAATGTTTTAATATCTATAATAAAGGTCAATCTGAAGCAAGTTTTTGTAATCTAAAGGACTTTCTTTATCCAGTTGATAGTTATCAAGTAATTAACTTTGAAGTTTGTGCAGGTGATACTTTATCAATATTTGATAATAATTTAGGGAATCAAATTAGCTCAGTTAGCCCAGGAGATCCAGATCCAGCTCATCCTGGTGATTTTATCTCAGTTGACATAAATTATCCATTTGATATAAGCTCAGAATATATGGCTCATGCAGGTAGTGACCTATCTCCAGAATATTATATTTTGCCTAATGACCGAAATTTCAGTAGAGGCTGCCTTTTATATATTGAATACCCTAAGACTAATAAAATGGGAGAAGATATTATGCCAGCAAATATGTCAAGTAATATAACATTAGGCTCATTTAGTAATGGTTCAACTAGTTCTATAACATTGCCGGTTGCTCAATTCTTTTCTAACTTCAGTAACCCTGAGACGCTTAACGCAAATAACCTAATAAATAAGATAGAGATAACTAACCCTAATCCTAATTTCAGTATTAAGGTATCAGGTTTAATAGTCT